TTGCGAGATAGCTTTGCATCTGCGACATTGCGGTCGCGGCCGTCGTTCCACCAGCTCCCGTGTTTGTTCCGGCCCATATAATCAGTTCATTGCGATCCGCGCCGCCGTCGAACGATGCATCGACGGTCGCCTGACGCGATATCAAGTCATTGATGGTCGAGCCGCCCACCGAAAACTTGGACACATTCCATTTGCCGCCGAGCATTGCGGCGAGAAAGTTGGCCAGACCGGCGCGGCCGAGATCATCCGTATCGCAAAGACTGTCGCCGTCGATTGATAACTGATTGCTGGATCCGCTGGTCGCTGGAGCGGTTGCGGTCGGAAATGTCAGTTGCGCGACCGGCCGAGGTAATGTGTCGGCCGCCACATAGCCGCGGCGCGGATAGCCGGCGATGTAACCGATCACCCCCGAAGAGCCGAGCGAATTGACTAGCAATCCGGTTTGCGTCTTATTGCTCGAGGCCGAGCCATAGGTGATTAGCGCCGACCCCTGGTCGCCGCGCCATACCATAATAGATACATCGTCCATCATGACGAGGACGGACGTTCCGTTCGCGATTGCTGCCGCACTCGTGCCGCGAGTGGTGGGGGCGCCGCCAACTGTCTCAATCAGGCTAATGTCGCCCGATGAATTTATCCGGATGGTCCATTTTTCGTTAGCGTTCAGTCGGCGGAAATCAACATCCATGTTGCCGCTGGCCGGCAATGTGGTGATGCCATAGCGAAACAGTTGATCGGCGGTGCCTGTGAACGCGGATGCTGCGGCCGGCGTTGACCCGAAGAATGTCGGCGTTACCGCTTCGATCCAATTCTCATCCTGAATCGAGACATGCAGCACATTGGCACCTGATGCGCCGCCCGTGTTCTGATATGTGCCAAATCCCATATAGGTGTCGATGCTAGAAGGCGCCGGAGGACCCGGCCCGGCAGATACTTGATAATTTCCCTGGCCAATCTGCAATAAGACCCACTCATTGTTGCTTAGATAGTAAAGAAAAGCCCCGCATGGATAATCATCGATATTGCTATTACCATCCCATGGAACGCCTGCGCGATCATGGCCGCCCAGAAGCAATATTGCCTCGATAACCGTCCCGCTTGAAATTCCAGTAATACCAGTATCAGCGTCGTAGTGAGACGACCCCTGTGCCCAATTCAGAAATACCGAATTGCTGAATAGTGCCAAGCCAGCGATTTGCGGCACAGCGAACTGATATGCAGGAGCCCCGACGCCAACCGATAAGCCGCCGCCCGAAGGCATTTCGGCCTGAATATGAATGGCTAACCGCTGGTCCATCGGCAGCGGCCCGCTATCCTTTGAAACACCTGCGCTATAATCACCGCCCGATCCACGCACCGCCGCCTGATAATTGCTAGCGTTAAGCGTATCAACGATGTGCAGCTTATTCGATGCAATAGATACCGTCGCGCCGGACGATGTTAGCGCCTGACTCGCGATTAATTTGCCGTCCTGGATCCCCTGATCCTGCGCATCAATGATCTCGTCGTCGGTAAACGATTGATTGGACGCCGTAAAATTGGCGCGCAGGAAATAGATGTCTGTGGCGGCCGGCTCGGCAAATTGCGGAATATCGATCTCGACATACGTCAGAGACTTGCTCACGCGACGCCCCGCATCTCGAGCGTTAGCGCCACTCGACGAGTTGCTGGGTCCACCTCGGGTTCTGCGTCATTCGTCAGCCAGCAATACCCGGTCTCGGCAGGATACTCGTCGGGCGACCATGCCCAGAAAAAAGGAGCATCCTGCGCCGATGCGAGGAAGTCGTCAATATCTGATCGGTAGAATTCCGGCGTGAACCATTCGAACTCGGCTTTTGAATTGCGCCATTCGCCGGTAACGATGCGACCGAGAAAATTGCCGCTTTCCGACATGCCGTTGACGATGTTCGTGCGCCGGCCATATGTGATTGGGACGTGCTTGTTAAGGTTTATGCTGCGTTCGAGAACGAGCAGCTCGCCGGCATAGATCACCGCCGCCTCGGGCAGCGCCGAGGTGTCCGTCACCGCCAGCTTGATCCGAATGTTCTGCACCGATTGCGGCACGATCCGGAATATGATCGGCGCATCGTCGCTCAAGGTTTGCGCCGTCACGATCTCGGTGAACACCGCCGGCGAATCGTTCTGCACCTCGACCGATACCGGTATCCCGAGCGTTCCCCAATTGTGTCGCGCTACGCCGATATAGCTGATCACCTCGCCACCGAGGCCGCTGATGGTGATGTACTCATCACCAGTATTGTAGGTGCCGACCCATTTCAGATGCGTCGCCGGATTCGCGACGTTCGAGATCGGATAATCCGTATCGGCGGTAGTCGATGTGACGTTGCTCGCCGTCACGAGATTATGCCAACCGATCAATGGGCAGCCTTCTGGATCGTCGGCCGGAAACCCGGTCTGCGATTGATAGATCACACCCATGGATCACCCTGCGAATTTGAGCTTGTATCCATCGCCATGCGCAGCGTTGAGACCCTCGACCATGGCGCGCAGCATGTCGCCGGTGAAGAAATCGCGCGGCCCGATCCCGTTGACGGTGATCTCGGCCGATGCTCCGGTGGCGCCCGGCTTGCGCACATCGACCATTTCGCCCGGTGTCGCGGCGAAGGTCACGAGCTGGCTATCGATTCCGCCAACTCCGCCGACCTTGAACGAGCCGCCGGTTGCAAATTGCTGCGCGGCGATGGTCGCCGCCTGCGCCACGCCGACCGCGGCCGCCGCAGCCATGGCCGCAAAGTTTGCCGGCGGCAGCAGCGTGTTAGCCTTGCTGATCGCGATGGCGGTATTGATGGCCACTTGCGCCAAGCCAAAGACCTTCGACGCAATGCCGAGCGTCTTGTTCTCCTTGGCGTATTGCCCGAAGATCTGGCTCACTGCCCCGAACGTCGTGCCGATGCTGGCGCCGATCTGTTCCCATGTCAGGCCGAATTGTTCGGCGAGTTTTTTCTGCGCGCGCGCGATTTCTTCGGTCTTGGCTCCCGCCAATGTCATCTTTTGCGTCAGCAGGTCCAGTTGCAATGTGTATTGTTCCAGCGGCGTCTTGTTGGCAAACACCAGGTTCATGCCCTCAAGTTGGTCTTTTGCCAAACCAGCAGCATAACCCGCATCGGACGCCGCCTGCTTTTGTTTGTCAGTAAGCACGATGTTATTAGCTTTTGCGACCGCATCGGCTTCCATGCTGATGCGCAAGCGTTCTTGTGCACTATTGAGCATGCCGACCGTTTGCGTTTGCGCCTCGGTGGCGGCCGTCGTTTTTTTGATACCATTCAGATATTGATCGAACGCATTCGGCGGCGCCAATTTCTTGGGATCCAAATTTTTCTTTGTCGACGCCCCGAGCTTGTCCAGGTCGTCGAGCATCTGCTGGATACCGGCATTGAACTTTTGCGCAAATGACGCGTCCGAAAATCCCTGAAAAAGCTTGTATTGTTCGACCGCGGCCTCGGCGACTTTTTGCTTGAATTTGTCCATCGCCTCGGTGCCGCCGCCCGCCTTCAACAGTTCGACCAGCGCGCTCCAGACTGTTCCAACGGCTTGCATCCCGCCGACTGCGACCAATGCGGCCTTCGTCATGTTGGCAAAAAACCCACCGACCTTTTCGGCGGCTGTGCTCAGCAGACCGGTATTTTTGGACGTATTCAACAATACGTTAGAAAGCTCCTCGAGCGACGGCAGCATACTGGAGGTCAATTGCGTAAAGAAAGCGTCCTTCGTCGCGTTGAGGCGGATCAACGTCGCATTCAGGCGCTCGGCCGATTTGACTGTATCCTTGTCTAGAACGAGTCCCAGCTTTTCGGCCTCGTCCGTAAGTTCCTTGAGTCCGATACTGCCTTTGTTCAACAATGGGATCAGGCGCTCGGCCGAGTCGCCGAAGATCATCGTCACGCCTTTGGTCTTGGTCGTGCTGTCACCGAACTTTGCCACCGCATCCGAAGTCGCGAGGAAAGCGTCGGCCAGGTTCATTTTATTCAATTGCGCAGCGTCAAGCCCGAACGCCCGAAAGGCGCGCGCCGCATCGGACATCGGCTTGCCGACCGCATCCGTGATCGCCTTGCCGAGTTTCACCAGCGAGTTGCCGAAGTCCTGCATGCTCATCTGGTTGAGATCGGCGGCAAGCTTGAACGCGGATAGTTGCTCGATCGAAACGCCAGTGCGCTGGGATAATCTGCCAAGCTCCAAGGACAGATTGAACGCCGCCACCGAGTTCGCCACAAAACTATCGACGAGCTTGTCAACGATCTTTTGCAACTGAATGCCGGCGGCAACTTCCGTCATTGCCTTGACGAAATCCTTGGTCGCGCCGCTAGCCTTCTTGGCGCCGTCCTCATAGGCGGCGGTATCCATGCCGAGCACAACACGCAGTGCGCCGACAATCGCATCACCGGCCATCGGTCATTTCCTTCTGCCCGCGCGCGACCTTGGCATTATGCTTTGCCGACCATTCGCCCATGATGGCCATTTGCTGGCGCCAGGTTTGCCGCGGCTTGCTGGTGTTTGTCTTGAGCATGCGTTTTAGATCTGGCATCTTTTTAACCCGCGACAGGGCGGCAACATGCCAGGCAAGCCAGACGCGGGCATTGTGCTCGCGTTCCCAGCGCCTGGCCGCCGCCTCGATCAACAGATTGCATTCGCGAGGAGTCAGATCCCAGAATTCGCCGGGAGCATATCCGTGACTGGCATACTCGATAAAGAGTTTGTCCCAGTTCCACTCCCGTTCAACGGAGGGTTTGTGCCCTTCGTCCCAGGCGCGCCGAACGCCTTCGCGAACGCCTCGTTGATGAAAGTCCACGCGCCGAGCGTGCCTCCGTCGATCTCATCGAGCAGATCCGTGACATCGTCCTTGGTCATGCCGGGATGGTGCCTTTGCATCCCGGCCCAAAGCAGTGCAATGATCGTCGCAAGACGAAGTCGCTGTGGATCCTGCAGATCATCCAGGATCTTGAAAACCGATCGATCCAGCGCGGCCTCGAGCTTGACCAGCGCCGAATGCGAATAGCAGAGCGTGAACGCTCTGCTGCCGACATTGAACGGGACATCTCCCTTGTGCGGATTTGTCATCAGGTCGTGCCTCTGCTGACCGAGCCGGACACCTTGAATGTGACGCTGGCTGACATTTTATCGTCCACCGGGATGGCTGGCGCATAGCCAACAAGCGAGGCGTAGAACGTATCAGTGACGCCATTCGGATAGCTGATGCGACAGTAGCGCCGACGTTCGGTCCCCACCGGAAGGTTCAACAGTTCCAACAGCCGATCGTCAGACGTGCTGCCCGGGACGTAATTCATTTCAAAACTACATTCGCCGGTATCGTTCAGGCCGGGAATGAACTCGCGATTGCGGTTCGGCGAGGTCATGTGCGTAACGTCGATCTGGTCGAGTGTTGCACTCGGCGGCGTGATCGACGTCACCTCGGCAATGTCGACAAAACTGTCGGGCGAACTCTCGGTCTGGATTTGAAACGTCGAACCATAGCCAATGTCAGCCACTGATGCAGCCATGGGTAGCCTCCTGTGGGTTTAGTGGTAGTTACTTCGTCAGGAACTTTGCGGTCTTTCGCGCGGCCCGCTGTCGCGCTTTTTCGATTTCATCCGTGAGATCGCCCCGGATGGAGTCGAACGCCGTTCTTTTGTTGCTGTCCCAGGCAGGACGCATGAAAGGCTGCGGCGTCTGTTTGACCGAGCCAAACTCGGCGACGATCGCGCGCGCCATGGAAGGCGGACCAACAAAATACTCGATCTTGCTTTCCTGCTTGTGCGAGCGCTTGGCGCGCGGGCTTAGCTGACTGCTGACGACAATCGTGCGTCTCAGAAGTCCGGTGCGGTAGGGCGCCAGCGCTTGCGCGGCCTTCCGTATTGGCTCGCCTGCCTTTGCCAAAACGCGCTTTTGCACGTTGGTCGAGGTCGCCTTCGGCAATTCCTCGAGCGCATCAACGAGTTCCGACAGTCCCTCGATTCGAAACTCGGTCTTTTTGGGCACTACTGCCTCGCGTCATACCAGATGATGAAGTCGCGCGAGGTACGGAATAGCTGCACAACATCATCATAATCATCGCGGCCGTTGGCCAAAAAGACGCCGCGCAGATCGACATAATCGGCGCCGCCGAGCTCGACTCTGGTGCGCGCGCCGGTCAATCGATCATAGACCGCGTTCGCAAGCTCTGTCGCCTGATCCGACTTCTGCGCCCATGCATCGATCTGCATGCGCAACAGGCCCAGCCCGGAATCGCCAGCTAGATGGTAATCGCCGGTCTCTGAGACCTTCACAAAGACAACGCTCGGCTCCACAACGTCCTGATCGAGCCGAACATGATAAATCCGCGCGCCCCCAACCATACCGCTGACTGTCGGATCGCTAAGAAGATATGTGCGCAGCGCCGGCCGAATGTCTTTCATGCGACGCGCCTCGCGGCCATGATCACCAGATTGACCTGCCGCTGTGGCTCGTGTACCGCCATCACATCATAGATCGAACGGTTGGACAGCGGGCTGGAGCCGACATCGGCGGCCGGATATATGACGCGATCGAGCGGCGAAAAATTTGCGACGTCGTCTGACCATCGAACGGTAAACTGCGTCTGCTCGCGCGCGATCCACTGCTGCGCGGCGTTGCGTTCGGTGCCAGTGATCGGCTTCACATTCGCCCATACCGTCGCCAGCGTCGACCAGGTTTCGGTCGGCGAGCCGCTCGACGAAATGGTGCTGGTCTTGCGTTGCAGCACTATGCGCCTGTCAAGCGGACCTGCTCTCATGTCAAAAGTTTCCAGAGTGTTCCGTCGACGAGCTCGCGCTCATTGAATTGGCTGTAACAGAGCGACCGCACCCACGCGTCCCGATCGGGATAGATAGGTTTCTCGATGTCCTTCAAGTCCGTCATTCCCACGAGCGCGGCAGCGCTATCGCGATGTACAAATACCGGGCACCCACAAATGACCGACTCCACCGCAGCGATCGAACCATGCGTCACAAGCGCGTGCGCTCCCTTTAAATCAGCCTGCAGCGGACGTTTCGATTCTTTGTCCCTTATGACCAACTGGCGATCAGTCACCCGGGACAGCGCGTCGATGGTATCGGCTATCCAACTCTCAGTTCGATGAAACCGCGAGTATGTCCGGGTCGGCGCCGCGATAACGATATGCCGCCCGCCCCTCGACCAAGGCTGTAGGTCGATACGCACGGCCTTCCATCGATCATCGGGGACCTCTCTTATGCGCTGCATTTGGAACGCACTTATGTGAACCCGGTAGTAACTTGTTTCGATAGAGTCTGCGCGCGGCAGCCATGTTGCAAACACTCGGCGGAACGCGCCCCTATCCCAGTAGAGCCAAGTTCTTCCGGATTTTCTCCAGCCATCTATTAGATGCGTCAACTCGGGAGAGCAGCCAACCATTGGAATGTTCGCGGGCGGAATTTTTCCGAGAGCGTCTACATCTCCTCGTATCACTCTGCCCCCAGCCCGCTCTATGCCAGAACCTATTCTTTCAAATAGGTTCTGCTTGAATTTGCTCAGGCCGTTAGGGAAGTAGAACCAAACGCTAGACGGACTGATTGCCATCGGTCTCTTGTGACACGGTGCAGACTATGATGGTCTCTGTGCAAGCTTCTTCACCCAGGCTTCGAGACACACCCAGGTGTCAAACTCGCCATCTATGACGATCCAGCTGGTCTCAGGTGCTGAAAGAGAGGCTAGTATAGCGGCACCCTCTTCTATGGCTTTGCCGCATGTATCGCAGAGGTGTTTCACAGTGGCTCTCCTGTCTCGGTTTCGACACGGTGCAGGCTCCAGCCAAACTGCAGACCACCAGCACCGCCACCGGCAGCACCACAGCCATGTCTGTAACCACCAGCCTTGAGCTGTGCAGTGACTTCCTGCGGCAGAGACTGCAACATCGCCATGATCTGACTGAGGGTGCCGGTCACCTCCAGGTTCAGCTTGAATGTGTCTGCTCGATCTCCGATGATGTTACCCGCTTTATCGTACACCTTGCTGATCCAGTCGGATGGATCACCGGAAATGGTGTTGGCAGCCCAGCCTGGAGGCAGTGCGTACTTCTCACTCATTAGGTTAATATTCGCGCCATCCGCTATGGCTGCGGCGAGCATTTTATAGAACCTAGATCGGCGATTATTCTTCCGTGCAATTCCGATATGGCTTGAAGCCCTTCGTCCCCGGCCCTTTCCGATGTATCGAACAACGCCGTCAACGATTATTTCGTAAACGTATGCGTCGGACATACTCCATGGTATGGACTTATCAGCCATTTCGACCCTCTGCATGGGTTGACTTGGTTAGGGCCGTCGGGGTGGCGACACACCTTGGCGGCCCGCTAATCGTATCATATCCAATTCCGTTTTACCCAATCCAAATGGACTAATTGGCTCGGCTGTCTGTGGCCTGGAAATACGACTAGGCGGGCCTGCTCAGGTGGATTAACGCTTCCGTGTGGCCATCCAGGCTTCCTAAATGCCAAAATCCCACTTTTCCTTCCTGCTTGCCAAGTGGCCGCTTTGGGCATTTTAAAATGAATCCATGCTTGGTCGTCCGGGAAGCGGAAATATGGAACTCTGGAGGCCGCCATCAGCGAAAAATCCGTCCATACTTCGCCGTGATTTCCGGGCCGCAGCATCATCAGACTGCCATTGTATGGGCACGGGTTCATGGAATTGGCACCGCCCAGGATCACAAAACTTTCCGGCCGATCGAACAGCTGATCGAGCGCGCCCATCACGATGCTGTCGAGGTCGAGGCAGACGAGGCGATCGTCGATCCCGCGATTGTGCTGCCAGCCGTAATCGAACATGCGCAGCCTGGCGAAGCAGCCTTTGTGCTCGAGCAGGTCGGGATCCTTGATCGCGTGACGCTCAATCCCGTCCGGCGGCGACCAGTCACGTTCGCGCTCGGTCATGACCATGAAACGGTGCGGCTGCGCCAGGTGCCGCGCCACGCCGTTGCGCAGCTTGATAACGTCGGCGGTCCCGTACTTGTCGCCCCACAGCCAGGTCGAGATCACGAGCACTTGCGAAAAATCCGGCAGGTATAATCGGCGTCGCGCCACGGTGGAGCAGCGTCGCCGAAATAGTCATTCACCGCCTTGCGCGCGCCGGCCCAATGGCCATAGTCGTCGACGATCAGAAAACCGCCCGCAACCACGAGCGGATATAGTTTTTCGAGCGCCACCTTGGTCGGGGCATGCCAGTCGACATCGAGCCGCAAGATGGCAATTCGCAACGGCACAACCTTATCAAGCGTGCGCTCTACCGGACCCTCGACGAAATGCATGCGCTCCGTGCTGACGCCGATGGTATTGAATCCCTGCTGCACATCGTCAATAGAAACGGCTGCCCATTTGCATCCGACTTTTCGCTTGGCGTTCCAAGTATCAATCGCCCTGTTGAGCGCCCCGGTCAGCTTAATATCGAGTTCCGGGTCCGGCTCGGTCATGCCGTCGAATGTGTCATATAGCCAGCAAACGCGATCCGGCGCCAGCATGCGCGCCAGCATGATGTTGCCGGCCCGCCACACGCCGACCTCCACCACATCGCCTGGAATGTCCTCACACTCGATCGCACACAATGCATCGGCCATGCCTTCCAGGCGCGCGCGCGATGATTTGGTGTAGTTTCTTACGAGGTCGAGGCAATCGGCCGATTGCGCCATAGCACGCCTATGCCGTTTGCCGCCACGCAATGCTTGATCTCGATATGCTCGTAGCCGCGCTTGATCTCGGCCCACACTTCCGGCACGTGGATCGGCAGCCGCTTGATGTCGTCCTTGTGAGCCAGGAACTTCCACGCAATATCATGGAATGCCACGACGTTGCCGAGCGGCCCATAGTTTGCCCAATCCTGGCGCACATATGGTTCGGTGTGATTTGCGTCGATGAACACCAGATCGAACGGGCCGAGCTTGTGTACCGCCTCGATCGTCGCGCGATTGGTGCTGTCGGTCAGAAAAAGGTGTGCATCATAGCCGCGCCGTTTCAGTTCCTCGTGGCACGCCTTCAGGCTCGGTTCGGTGACCTTGAACGATCCGTCACCATGCGGCAGATCGACTGAGACTACGCGCGATCCCTTCGGTAGCGCGTTGCTGATGCGCCACCAAGAGCCGCCATGCTTGCTACCGATTTCCAGATAGCTGCGGACGCCAAGCTTTTTGACCAGCTCGAGGAACTTGTTGAACTCGCCCAAATCCTGCAGCAGGTTTGTTTCACATTTCAGCGGCATAATATTTCCTCGCAAGCGTCGAGCACGTCGTCGGCCTTGATGCGATCCATGGCCTCGGCGCAATGGCGGCACGGCTTGAAATTGCCGCACGCCTTCGCCCCGCCGGTCAGATTGATATGCGTGTCATAGCCGAGCACGGCCGGCGGAACATAGCCGCCGAAGATCACAACGGCCGGACACCCGACCGCCGCGGCAGCATGGTGCAAGCCGCCTTCCGGCAGAATCGCCATACGCGCGGACTTCAGCAGCGCCGCAGCATGCCGAAATGTCGGCGTATGGATTCCGCGCGTGACCTTGTTGGGCTTGCCATAGTCGAATTGCCGGACGCAAAAGCCGGCTTGCGTAAGCTCATCGGCAACCCGCCGCCAACGCTCGAGCGGCCATTTCTTGTTCGGCGCCGGAATTTTGTTCGGCAGATTAGGCTCGATCAGTATCAGATCGTCATTTCGCGCGACACGCTCGGCCTTGTCGAAGAACAGTTCACCCGGCGTTGCCCTGAAATCATAGTTGAAAACCCATCGATCATGTCCGTTGGCCCGACTGTACCAGCGCTCTTTCTTGTAATAGTGAATCCATTCTATGTCCGCCGCCCTTTCACTACCCGGCGCCGCGATGTTCGGATTGTTTTGAAATATCATAGGCGACCACACGTCCCATAATATCCGCTTTCCGTCGCCGAACGCGATCCGCTTTCCGCGAGCCGCCGCACCGCGCGCCAGGCCGGTGGCGATTAACTGGTCACCGATGCCCATGTTATGTTTTGCGCCGTTTCCATATCGCTGCCGGCCGGCCCGGCAAGGCAAGCTCGGATGTATGGACGCGATCCAGGTTTGCGCCGTGCAACGCAACATCCATCTGTCGCAAATCCTCGGCATAGCCGTTCCAGCCGAAATATGTGCGCGCCCGCCGGCCGAGATATTTGATCAGGTTGATGAGGTCGTCGGCTTTCATCTCGCGCTTCAGTTTATGCTGCACGCCGATAAACAGCACGATATCGTAATCCGTATCGCCGAACGCTCGGAATACCGCATCAGGCCCGCCCTCGAGATTCACTACCTCGAATTTGCTCTCGACGTGCGGGTGCTCGGAGAACCACAGCCTGGCGCATTGAATGCTAGGCCCGTGGATATCGCAGCCATGGACGAGGCGCGCACCGTTGACGGCAAAGTCCCATGCGACATGTCCGCGATTGCAGCCGACATCGAACACCGAACAGCCATGCGCGCGCAGCAGCAGATCGCTCAGGCCGTCAAATCTGATTTCATGGATACC